ATTATATTATCAGAAGGTGGCCCACCCTATATCAGTCGAGAATTCCGTTGTAGTAATATCATGTACTTCCGGTCTATATTCATTTCTTTTAATAAGTGATTCTCGTGTTGGGAAACCATTTCTTAAATCATTCATTTCAATCCCCATTCGTCTAAATTTTGCTTGATCCTCCTGGTCCACCATATAGGGTAGCTGCCCCAAAATAGTTGCGGCTGGTTTGTCTATTGCCTTCATAATATAATGATACATCATGAACAGTATGTCGTACGCATCCCAGTTTGAGCCAAAAGTACCATAAGCATGACCAATGACTGATAAAAGCACATCTACTAAATTTCGATATTTTGTTTCTTTTCCCCACACTGCTCGGACTATATAATCAAATGTTTCTCTATATGGTAGGAAGTCTGGTTGTCCACTTCTGAGTCGTTCCGGGTTCTCCACTGCAAAATGTTTTAAAAAACACATCCCTCGTTGCGTGATCTCTCCGTCTTGCGTCTTTGAACAGAACGCCAAGTCATCATAAAGATCACGAATATCAACATCGAACATCATTTTCATAAATTTAGCAAATAACAGTGCTGATAATTTCGTACGACCTATACCCTCCCCCGCATTATAGACGTGATCATCACCATAGAGTACCAAGTGAACACACAATATGGCCTCCTCCAATTCTTCCTTTTCTGATTCTGGTGCTTTTGCTAATTGGTAGGTTGCAAACAAAAAAAAATAAAGTCCCATAATCCATGAGTCCATATGAGATGTATTAAAACAGCCTGAAGGCACCCCCCCTACTTGAAGTACCCAAATGTTCATATACAATCGTGTAATGCGTTGAACTGTTTTTTTTGCAATAAAGGCTATTAATCGTTTTTTTGCCTCATAGTCAGGGGATTTTGGGTCTTCGTGAATCAGCATTAGATCAAAGTACAGTTGAACGAAAAGTTTATTCACGGTATGGTCAAAATTCTTCACGTCCCCCTCTTTAAGTATTTTTTTTAATCGAGTCAACCAAGTTATACCTAAGTCTTGGGCTAGCCGATCCATTCCACCATAGATCCACTTCGATCCTATTTTTATCACTTTTCCTCTTTCTCTTAACATCCGGATCTTGCTAGCCAGTTTTTCTGCCAGTATATGGGTTGAGGTTGGGATCACAAACAAACGTAATTTTTGTTGCCACACTTCAAATTCTTCTTTGTTGTACATCTTCGTTTTACTAAAGAATATTTCGTTTTACGGTGATATTCCAAACATTGTTTCGAATGCAACGTCATCTTCTAGGAAGTCTATCAGCTTGTCTATATCTGCTTCTATATTTTCGCTTTTTTTTCCTGTTGCTGAAATGCGGATGTCAATACCCCCCTCTGTCTGTCGATCCGCCTGACCTCCTTGATGGATACCACTTGATGAACCTAAGTAAGAATCTTGTATTTGATCGAAATTAATTTCTGATGTTATTTTTTCAAATTCTGTTATTCCCATGCAATTATAAAGATAATTAAGTGCTTGTGGTATATACTCTAGGGTTTCTTCTCCTGCCGGTGGGACCTGATGTGTGTACCGGTTATACAATAAGACTGCATCGGCTAGCTTACGCGGGTACAATGCGGCTTGAGCAGCCACATGTGTGCCCCGACCTGCTATTTCACCATAAGCCATCCACCATGCACTTCGTTTTCTATAAAGCAGAGTGGCCAATTTGGGAGTGTCTTCGGACTTGACATCCCAAATAGCCTCAAAATCAATATCTACTGGATCTACCCCAAAAATCTTGGGTATTCGGTGTTTATCGATACGCTTTAAAATTTCTCTGATCTTTATATCAGGTTCAACTGGTACCACAGGCTCGTAGAATTTGGAAGAGTGGATGGGCGGGTCTATAATTGCCATATTTAGATTTTCTTTTAATTTCAATTTTATATAAGGCACATCCACATTAGAGCTACTCGGCACTAAATGGCTGCCAACCAGTGTATAATGAGAACTTATAACGGCAGCCATCTCTGAAAGTTGTTGTTCCATATCTTCCATTTTTGTCTCATAACTAAACCCTTCCATTTGCCCTTTCCCTATTGCCTGAAGCTTACAGCCACATTGGGGCGGGTGAGTACAAACGTTTGACGTATATTTTAGTTCTAAAAGGTCTGACATTCTTTTTCCAAAAATCCACTTCAGCACCGGATCCTTCTTGGCAGCGCTTATCCTCACGTATCGCTGCAATATGCCGTCTGTCGCTGTTGGCCGGATTGGGTGATGTATGTGGAAGTAATATTTTACCACACTTTCA